AGAAACGACGCGCCGCGAAGGTCTTGCGCTACTGAGGTGAACATGAGGAACCGGACGCGGTCAATCGAATTCAGAGGCCAGAACACGAAAGAGACGCGGAAACGGATATTGCGTCACTTCCGGGCCGCATTCGGTCGCCGCCTTGGGCGTGAAATCTTCGACAGGAACACGAACCGGTCTTACTGGGTCAACGGGGTCGCTGTGTGTCGTTTCGCGGTCACTGTGAGCGAACGCGCGACGTGGAAACTCTACTGGAGAAACAAGAAGATGATTGATGGATGGGACATTTGGCATGCACACGGCGACAAAAACATGACGGCGTTGTCGCGCGAAGGCGAACACACCATCGACGACGGCCTCGCGATTGCACGTCACCACAAGGGATCTGATCCTAGAGATGATTCAGACGGCGAGACGCCGTTCACCGAATGGCAGACGGAACGTGTCAAGTTGTTGAAGTTCGAGCCGACGCCGGAGGAATACAAGATCGCCGCCGTAGGCGCCGGGCCGGTGTTCGTGCAACATGACAGCGGCGCCGTCTATACCGTCGTGTACGATCCGAGATACCCGTTTCGTGGGTACGTGTCTGGCGCTGTCATTGCGTGCCTAACGTGGAACGGCGTGAACAAGACGGCGGAACGTGGCGGCGGCCTTCTGTCGGCACGCGCGGCGTTGACCAAACTCCACAACGAGGCAACCGAAGGCTGGACGCTGTTCGCGTGGGAACAGGCGGAAATCTACGCGCTAGTGAAGCCGGGCACGTTCGACCGAGAGGACGGTATCGCGGCACTGGAGGAACGGCACGGGTACGACGTGATCGGTAGCGATCAGACATACGATGTGTGGAAACATGAGGTGATGAATCTCGTCACGTTCTCAATTCCGCCAGCGGACAAGAACGGCGAACCGGTTCTCCGGTATGCAGCCGACGACGAACACGGGACGCCGCACACGCTCCTATTCCATACCGACGGAGTGAACCCGATCATCAAGGACGTGAGGTCGGCGGTCGGTATGTGGTGTCGTACGCAAGACTACATGTTGCCGCCTGAACTCGGGCGCATCATGCCGTACGTTCTGAAGATCCGCGAGGCGAAAGGGATACCGAGCCTTACCCGTCGCGAAGAGATCGCCACGGGAGAGCTTTCGACGCTTACCGGAATTGGTGACTCAGAGGCGAAACGGATAATCCATTCATGCGAAGTTATGAGCCTTGACGGCGGCCAGGTGTATGTTGTCCCGATCACGAAGGAACAAGCGGACCGCGCAAGAACATACGCGTGGGCAAGCGTTCGCCAGGTGTTCGCGGAGCCGCAACAGTGAAGTTGACAAGTGAGATCAGCGCGATAGCTCGCGATGTGTATGTCGCAATATACGGGGCAAACGTCGTGGTGCTCGTCAACGAGGACACCGTGGGGAAAGTCCACTGCTTCGTGAAGATCGAAACTGACGATTACCGCATGGACACAGGCGCCGAGGCCGATACTGCCCGCGAACTGTACGACGATCTAAAGCTGGAGATAGAGATCGGTGTGTCGCGTGCCGATCCCGGAGCTGTCTTCGATCTCATGAGCAGACTGAACGCATGGTATCACGAGACATACGGCGAACTTCAACAACAACTGCTCGAAATTGGTGGTGATTCATGACTCGCGCAACGATTGAGAATGCGGTATTCCTCGCGTCCGTCGTCGGGCTGTGGATCGCCAGGACGTGCGCGGCGTGTGGGATTATCGTCGCGTGGTCGTATGTCGTCGTTCACGGCGCAGCACCTGTCGCGGATCGGATCATCGACGAATTCACAAGGTGGTATAGATCATGACTGACGAGAAAAAGCCTGTTGATACGCCGGGTATATGCGAGCCTCGGTACGGTGTCGTGTTCGGGAAGCTCCCGACAATGCAGGAACGGCTCGACCAACTAGATAAGACTCGAATCCCTTACCGGTACAAGCTCGTGAAGATCGCCGAAGAGGGTGACGAGTCCTAAAACGAACGGAGGAGCGCATGTCAACGAGAATATCCTGGACGAACGAGACATGGAACCCGGTGACCGGGTGCACGCCCGTTTCCGAAGGGTGCAAGAACTGTTACGCCGAACGCATGTCGAAGCGGTTGGCCGGTCGGTGCGGGTATCCTGCAGGTGATCACGCATTCGACGTGCACGTTCACATGAACAGGATGTGGGATCCACTCGGGTGGAAGAATCCGCGAATGGTGTTCGTGTGTTCAATGGGTGATCTATTCCACAAGCGCGTCCCTGACCACACGCGGGACATGGTCTTTACCGTGATGGCTGGATCGCGGCGGCACACGTTCCAGGTGCTCACGAAACGCCCGGAAATCATGGCGGAATGGATCAGCAAGAGCGCGTTCGCCGGGGAAAACTTCCCGAGCAATGTATGGCTCGGTGTGTCGGTGGAGTCTCGCGCGACTCTTGCGCACCGCGTCGGCCAACTGAGTGGCATTGAGAATGTGAGTGTTCGATTTATGTCCGCCGAACCACTTCTTGAATCGCTCGACGAGATCGATCTGCACATAGACAGCCTTGATTGGATCATCGCCGGGTGTGAATCGATCAATGCACGGCCCGGGACCAGCGAAAGAGGAATGGTTCCGTGATATCCGCGACGAGTGTTCGTATTGCAACGTGCCGTTTTTCCTGAAACAGATGGTCGTTGATGGGAAGTTGGTCAAGGAACCGCACTTGGACGGCAATAAGCACCTCGAATTCCCCGAAAGGTTGTGATGAATGATGCGATATGTGAACTACTTCAGGTACGTGAACCGGCACAAGGGATGGGTTCTGTATTACGCGATCCAGGCTGTGTGCGGCGACATACCGGAATTCGGGCATACTCAGCTGTCGATCGCGCGTCGGTTGCTCTGGCGTGCGCTGGTCCACGATCTATCCAAGTTCAGGCCGTCGGAATTCATCGCGTACGCACGTCACTTCTACAACGCAGACGGGACACTCGCAGATCGGAACCGCGACGACCCTGCATACGACGAGGCATGGGGCAAGCATCTGGAACGGAACGAGCATCACTTCTGGTGTGAGGGTTCGCCGTGGTGCGACGCTGGTGTCGTGGTCAGGCTCACGGATGAGGACACGGTCGATTACCTTGCCATTCTGGAGGCTGTGTGCGACTGGTGCGCCGCTGGTCGCGCACAAGGAAAGGGCAACGACACGAAACAGTGGTACCTTGACAATCAGGATCGGATCAAGGTCAGCAGGTGGACGCGGGCATACCTGGAGGTGCTGATCAGGGGTCATGTGTGGAAATGGAATGGCGAGAAATGAAAAGCGAACACAGACTCGTGCCGGTCGGTGGCGGTTGGTTTGAGTACCAAATTCTATACGATTTGTTGCCGCGTTTTGTGGACATGTGCATGAATGCCTCAACCACGGCCTTGTTAGCCGAAGAGTCGATGAAGGCATATAGGAAGCGACGCCGCGACACGAAGGGCTACGTCCGCGCGGTCCGCAAGGCCGCACGGCACCGGGTCAGGAAAGCGAACAACCGGCGACGCGCCGAACGGAGGTACGGAGCATGAATATCACGGCAAGCGGACTATACCTGGAGATACTGTTGACGATCTTCATATTCACATACGTTGTTAGGATACTCGTAGATGCGGCAGGTATCGTCAAAACAAGCATGGATATCCGCGAGAAGAAACGCCTATTGAAGTTGAAGCAGAAACGCGCGGAAGACGTGGCGAAGCTATACGGGAAAACTCGCGTAGACCCAGCAGACGGGGATAACCCTGCAGATGAATCCGGGCATTTCATTCAAAACTACGGCACGGTGCCCAAATGACAGCAACGAGCAGACGCGAACGGAAGATCATCGGGATGTTCGCCGGGGCACAAGGTCAAGAGATGCACCAGAATGTGAAGAAAAGCGCGCGAAAACGGATTCGGAAGATGTGGCACCGCGAAGCACGGCGCGAGTCTGGCGACTGGAACAACGCGGCGCGAAACGATAGGATGAGATGATATGGGAATGTTTTTCTCTGGCTCGATCGCGTCGCACAAGAGATACCGAAGGCGCGAGGCTAGGTGCAAGCAATGCGGCAAGCCATTCGAGAAGCTCTGCGGGAACCACCTGTTCTGTTCCGAGGAATGCAAGCTGAAGGCAAGGAACGGGACGTGCACGTGCGAGGAATGCAGGAAGGTGTTTGTCGCGACGAAGCCAGGTTCTCGGTTCTGTTCGCGGAAATGCTACATGGATAACGTTGCAAGGTAGTTACAGGGGAGAATCAGACATGAGCCAGCGTAACGGGCACACGGGAAAGATTTGCTCCCCGTTCACAGGAAAGGGCGGTCGATCATGGAAGAAGCTGTGGAAAACGCGGGACGTTAGGAAGGTTCGCAAGGCGGACAGGCGCGAAGCTGACGAGAGACACACTAGGGGCATCTGACACGAGAGGGCCAACCGATGGGAATGAAAGTGCGGACCGCACGGAAGGGTCATGTGTGTTCATTATGCCAGTATCGCATCCCGAAGGGGACGCTACATCATTCGGGCACATTGACACCATGGGACCACGAGGACAACGACAGGTTCATCAATGTCCATATACACACGGATTGCATGCACGGGGCGACAGAGTGGTGGGGCGATGGCGATACCGGATTCCTCATTGATGCGCCGACGCCTGAATGGCTTGACGATGAGATCAGATTTGACGGCCTACCCGATCCAGGCATCCACACCGACGCGATAAACGAGGCTGGCGATGGCCTCGTCGCTTGGTATAATCGAGTGACGGCATAACATGCAGAAGCGCACGCCGAAGGAGATAGAAAGCGATCTGGTTGACGTCGCGAAGATGTACGTCGCCGGTTGGTCCCTTCGGCAGATGGCAGACGCGGCAGGGCGTTCGTTCAAGACCATGCACCGGGACGTCCAGCGGGTCCGCGAGGCGTGGATCGAACAATACACCGGTACGTATCACGAGCACGTCGCCGCACAACTCGCGAAGATTGACAACCTCGAACGCGAGGCGTGGACAGCGTGGGAGAACGACCGCACGTCCGACGGTGTATCCGTTGACATGAGCGAGGGCGGTGAGTTGTCGCACATCCCCGGCAACCTCCGGCACGACGCGTCGTTGCTTGGGAACGTTCGTTGGTGTATCGAAGCGCGGTTGAAAATACTCGGCGCGTTCGGTCCGCATGCGAAGGCACCGGAATTCATCGATGTGGGTATCACGGACAAGCACGAGGCGGAACGGTCCATATTCGAGAATCAGGAGGCGTCATTCGCGGCGACTCAATACCTCGTTGCGATAGAGAAGGCACAGGAGCGGGAAGCAGAATCAGAACCGGAACCAGTCGAAGAAGGTGATGATGAGATCGCACGCACTGACTGACCCTGGATCACCTGCCAGGAGAGAACCGGATTATTCTCCGACGGATGCACGGTGGAGTCCGGTCCACTTCGCGCGGCGCGTGGCGGAGATGGAAGGTCGTCAGTATTTCATCCCGCCGCACATCGCACTGTTGAACGACGTAATCCTCCGTGTGGCGTTCGGCGAACTCGAACATGTGATCATCTGCCTACCGCCACGTCATGGCAAGAGCGAACTCGCGTCGGCAAGTTTGCCACCATGGCTGTTGGGACGTTGGCCTGACCGTCGTGTGATCCTCGCGGGATACAACAGTGAATTCGCTACCGGGTTCGGTCGCATCTGTCGGGATTACATGGAGCAGTACGGCGAACAGCTATTCGGTGTCACTGTGGACCCGGCAAGCAGTGCCGCGAACAGATGGGGGATTCGCGGTCACCGTGGCGGTATGCTGGCGTCTGGAGTCGGTGGAACAATTACCGGGTTTGGTGCGGATCTCATGATTGTTGACGACGCGATCAAGAACCCTGTAGAAGCCATGTCGAAGGCTCGGCGGGATGCTGTATGGGAATGGTTTACCCAGGCGGCGTATACTCGCGTTCATGAGGGCGGCGGTACCATCGTGATTGCGACGCGGTGGCACGAGGACGACCTGATCGGGCGACTGCTTAGTCCTGAGTACGTAGAGGATAAGGCGATGCGCGACATGTGGACCGTCGTCAATCTTCCCGCAATCGCTGGCGACGACGACATCCTCGGGCGCGAACCCGGCGAACTGCTCTGGCCTTCGCAATTCGGACAGCTCTATATGGACCGCCGCAAGGCACTGATCGGCGAACGGATGTTCAACAGCCTGTATCAGCAGAAGCCGATGAAGAAATCCGAGGGTGCGTTGTGGTTGCCGGAATGGATCATCGACGGGCGCGTGCCGAAGACCGACCTTGCACACATACGAGAGCAATGCACACGGGTGGTGGTCGCTGTTGACCCTGCCGATTCACCATCGGGAGAAACCGGGATCGTCGTCGCGGGGTTGGCTGGAAACGACGTCTATATTATCGCGGACTACACGGTATCAGGACGCCCGGAGATTTGGGTACCTCGCGTCGTTCAGGCGTACGAGCGGTTCAACGCGAACACGGTCGTCGCCGAAGCGAACTATGGCGGCGGGATGGTTCAGGATCTGTTGCGACGTGAGACGCGAGACGCCGCAAGGCTTGTACCGGTGAAGATGGTTCGTGCGAAGTACGGCAAGGAGATACGCGCCGAACCGGTCACGTTGCTGTATGCTCGTGGCATCGTGCACCACGTCGGCGAACATGAGGCACTGGAGGGTCAGCTTTGCACATGGGTTCCGGGTTCCGGCCAGAAGTCACCGGATAGACTGGACGCGTGCGTGTACGCCGTGATTGAACTCGTTCCCAGTGCGGGAACGGGCAACGCGGCTGTGATCAAACGGTATCAGAGGTAGATGATGGAGCGCAAGACAGGATACGAAGACCCTCTAACCGACCGTGTGGCATGGAATGACATTCTCGGTGCGGTAATCCACATCGCGATCATCGACGAATACGAGGGTGAAGATGATGTCCCGTGTGTCGAACTTGGGTTTGTGCACCATGAAGACCCGGTGAATAAACCAAACTCATTTTTCATCATGGTCCCGCGTGGAATCACAACCGAAGATGAGTTCATTACAGCGGATACTCCAGTAGAAGCAGCAGCAGGGCTGATGATGATACTATTCGGCAGCGCAAAGCCGGTTCACCAGTCTATGGCAGAATATCTCAGGGTGCTGATCAGCTTATACAAGCAAGATGAGCAGGATGGCTAGTGAAGCCTCCTGAAGTTGCACAAACCCTGTTCGCGGTGTAGATTGGAAAATATACGCAGAGTGCCACGCATGACGCGCACCGCCTCACCAATCGGAGAATCGTGTGCTTAAATCACGCCGAGAAATCCAAGCACTCGAACGCCGCCTGATCGAAACCAACGAAGCGCACACCGCACAACTTCAGCAATTCCAGGCCACCACAGCTGAACAACTCCAGCAATTCGAGAGCGACGCCGCGTCTCAACTCCAGACCATGAGCGCGGTCTACTCCCGGCGGTACGCGGCGATTCAGAACGCCGAGGTCGGGATCTGCACGTCATACGATAGCATGGTCGAGGCAGTCGGAAAGGCATACAACGGATACGCGACGTACGGTTCTCACATCATGTACAACCTCATAAACACCCGTGCCGCGTTCACCGTTGGCGAGGGTGTTGTCTTTCGTGCCCGCGAAGGCATGAACGCCGACAGAGAACTCGCGTACATGGAACGGCTACTCGTGAACAACGGTCTCGACTACGCCGGGCCGCATGAACTCGCGTGCGAGGCGGAGATCACTGGAAAGTGTGCTGTCGGTCTCTGGATGAAGAACGGGCAGGTAGAGGTTCGATTCCTGCCTTACGAGGTGTTGGGATACGAGGTCGAGATCGATGGCGTGGACTACCTGACTTACACCGGCATGTCATTCAACAAGAAGGACAGCAGCGGCAAGAAAATGCCGTCGTTGAAACCTGAACAGTTCGTATACGGTCGCTTCGGTGGTCGATACTTCTATGTGAACAACACGCCGCCACGCCTCGGTAAGGTCTTGCGGTACATCCAGAACCTTGACCGCGTGATTCGAGACTGGCGTGATATCAACTCTGTCTCTGCACATCCCACTCCGACCATTACGCCGAACGAAGGCATCGGAGCGACGGCGATAAAGGACGATCTCAAGGACAGCGACGGGAAACTGTTGTGGGAACCCGGCGACATGGTGATCGTCGATGGGAAATTCGCATGGGAAACGCCGCCGACATCGGCAGGTATCGACAGCCTTCGTCAGGAGATGGAGGCCCTTGTCAAGTCGATTTCCGCGAACTCTGGCATTCCGCCGCACTTCCTCGGACACCCGGACCTCATGTCGAACCGATCGGTTGCCGATAATCTCATTGATATGATTCTCATGACCACGTCGAAGGAAACGCAGACATGGGAAGGCTGGTGGCAGGAACTAGTATTTAAGTCTATCACCATGCAGAACGAACGCGGCGCACCCGGCACAGGCGGCATGAAAACCGATGTGATCGAAGTATCTATCCAGCAGATTGCCGCCGCGAAGATATCAGAACTGCAGGAAACGTGGTTGCCGCTGCACATGTCGGGCGCGTTGTCGCTTGATTCGCTCCTATCGAAGATCCCCGGCATTGACGCCACCGAAGAGCGATTACGAATCGAAAACGACCAACTGAGGCTATTGCCGGGCGGAGCGTTAGATGGAACACTTGATACAGCGTCTGCAATGTGAACTTCAGCAGATGGAAGCCGTTGACATAGAGGGGATGATCGATCCCGAACGACTCGCGTCGATTCAGTCACGCGACGACCATCCGCAATTCCGAGCGTATTCGATTGCACACGAGGGCGTGTCGAAGAACAGCAACCTCGTCGGCAAGGGTGCTGTCGCACTCAAATGGGTGCGCGATAAGGTTATCGCAACGTTCGGCATGCTGAAGGCCGGGACACCGGTGTTCGACGGGCACGGCTCGACCAACTCGACCGCGAACCGCGAATCCATCGGCGAGATCGTCGGTAAGACCATGTCCAACATCGGCGGGGTACTTCATACCATCGCGGCGGTCTGGTTGAAACCGGAACACAGGGACAAGAAGCTGGATGGAGCTTCGATAGAGGCTGGCATATCGGTAAACAACACGGCGACGTCGGATAGGTCACCAATCACCGATTGGGCCATTACTGCACTCACGGGCCTTGGGTTGGCGGATAAGGACCAAACGCCACCAGCTCTGGCAGGTACTACCATGCTCGGACAAATACAGCAGTTCGAGACAGGAAACAACGACAGCGGAGGAAATAACGTGGAACCTACAGCGACACCAATCAACTTGCAGACTATCAGGGCATTTATCTCGGAGCAGGGTACAGCACCCTCTGCGCTTTTCGGGGCCGATGTGCTCGCGAAGGACGAGACCGTGGTCGGTCTCGTTAATGCAACGAAGGAAGAATCCGGAAAACTGGTCACCGCCGAGAAGGAAAAGAACACCGCCGCCGTCGGGACCATGAAGGCCGACCGCGACAAGTGGCGCGTCGATGCCAGCATGAACACCGCGAAGACGGCACTCGACACGCTGTCCAAGGAACGCAAGGTCACCGACATGCAGAAGGCGTTCGTCGAGAAGCGGTTCGCATCGTTCAAGCCGGATATTCCCGAGGACAAGAACGGGAACATTCCCGAAGGCACCGACATGTCCGCCGTGATCTCGACACAGGTCGGCAAGCACCTGGACGGTGAAATTGCGGAATTCACGGAGTTCGGGAAGATCTACGGCGTCGAAGATCCCGGCACCGTGACCGGAGAGGACGACCCGAAGCCCGAAATGGGCGGCGGTGACAAGTCGGCGAAGGGTAGCGATAAGAATTACACGGACAAGAAAGACAATGACTTCATTGCCTGAAGACCGTAACCCGTAGGAGGACGCATGGTCGAGTCCATTACTGATCTCATGACGAACCCGGTACTATCAGGGTTCGGCGGAATGGCTTCTGTGTACGTGGTGAGTCTGATAAAACGGATTGCACCGTCGAAGCAGATGCGGTTCCTCATTTCCGTTGCGGTGGCGGCACTGGCTGGTGTCGTTGTTCCGGCGTGTCGCGGCGTTCCTCTCGAATGGGGACAGATCATTCAGTATGCAACAGTTGGATTTGCGACCGCCCAAGCGACATACAACTCGGTCAAGTTTCTTAGAAAAGCATGAACGCGCGGCGGGTACCCGACTGGTTGCCCGCCGCATGACTGACCATCCTTAATACGGGGATATTAACATGGCCGTTGACGTCTACACGTTCCAACTCAGGAACACGCCCTACCGGATCGCAGAGGGGGCTGTTGCCGCCGCCACGCTGACAGCGGGCACGCTCATTGCACACGAGGACTTGATCGGTATTGTCAACCAGGACACCGCGATCACCGAAACGTTCGGGTTGATCTATCAGGCCGACAAGATCGTTCTGCCGATTGCCACCGTCAGTGGTTCTGCGGTCGTTGCTGGTGATCGTCTGTACTTCGACGAAGCGAACAACCAGTTGACGCAGACAGCTACCACGGAC